AGTGCTATCTGTATCAGAAACAATGTTTGAACCACTTGTAATTCCAGCAGTTGTGGTTAGAACACCTGTTACTAAGCCAGTGCCAGATACGTCTAAATCACCGTTTAGATCAACATTCTCACCCATTGTAATAAGATCATGATCTACTGTCATTCTTATAGTTGCATTAGCAGTTTGACCTGTCATAAAGTCTAGTGCAGTTTCAACCTGGTCTGCATCATAGGCTGCTGTAGCTCTTGCTTGTATAGCTGCACCAATTAAGACGGCATCAGAGCCAGTGCTTTCATCTGGTGCTTGGAATTGAATTTTACCTATTATGTCGTCAGCAGCAATATCTACTTCGCCTGTCTGAATTGTTAATAGGAAAGGATTAGATGCTCCTGTAGCAATAGACTTAAAGAATAAACCATCGTCAGGATCATGAGTAATTGTTACATCGTTGTTTGCACCAAAGGTTATTACAGCGCCGTCAGATACAAGATTAAGATCATCAGTAATAGTAACGTCTGAGCTAAATATAGGAGTAGCTGTAAAGGTTGCTACACCTGTCTGTGTAAGAGTACCTGAGACTTCTAGGTTACCATTAATGTCTATTAGTGTAGAAGTTAGGTCTATTTCGTCATCTGCAGCTATACTCATATCACCATCAGCAGTCGAGCTAATATGGATTGCAGAATCACGGAAGATTAACTTTTTATCTGTAGCCATTGTTATGGCATCTGCTTGTGCAAGTGTTCCACTGATTGCTACATTACCGTTAATGTCTACTAATGTTGAGGTTAAATCTATTTCATCGTCTGCAGCAATAGATAAATCACCGTCAGCAGTTGAACTGATATGAATTGCAGAGTCACGGAAGATTAACTTTTTATTAGTACCCATTGTAGAATCAGCATTAGACGCAAACCCACCACTAAATACTGTTGCGGCTGTAGTAGTTAATACTCCTGTGACACCTAGAGTACCTGCTACTGTAGCATTTACATCTACATCAAGCGTATCTATGTGTGCAGTACCATCTAGGAAAAGGTCACGCCACTCTTGAGTTGAGGAACCAAGATCAAATGTAGAGTCTGTATTAGGTATAATGCTAGAGTTTACATCTGCACCAAAGACAACACTATCACCAGCAGCATCACCAAGAGTAATTGTACCACCATTAAAGGCTGTAGTACCAGCTACAGTTAAATTACCACCAACAACTAAGTTACCATCAATGTTAGCATTCTCATCTACGTCTAGTATATCAATGTGTGCTGTACCATCTAGGTACAAATCTTTAAACTCTAGGGTAGACGTACCAATGTCTAGGGTATTGTCTGTCTTAGGAGACACAATAGATGCACTAACAACTACGTCCTGTGCAGGACCAACGACAGTAACAGGACCGCCTTCAGCAGCTGTGCCGTCATGTGTGTGACCGCCTGTACCTAGTGCTGTTACAATTGCGTCAAACTCACCATCAAGGTCTGCAGCATTAATAACATTACCATCAGCAATGTTGTTTGTGGTATCGTTTCTTGTGTAACCAGTGCCCATAATATTACCTTCTTGATTTTGTAGAGTATTCTAACATAACAGTATCCAAAGAGAAAGGAGGATCTTGGCTCGTGCTCTTAAAAGATATTGCTGTTGTAAAACCCGTACCTACGGTTTGAGTGCTAAATATATTCTGTACTTTACCGCCAAATACAGACCCACTTGAAGTAACTCTTACGTTACTAATAGTAGATGTTAGAGCAGCACTTATTGTAATAGTCGTTCCACTTATACCTGTGACAGTTGTACCAGCAGGTATACCTGTACCAACTATTCCATTACCTATAACTATGTTTGTATTAGCTGCTACTGTTACTGAGGTTGCCCCGCTGGAGCCTGAGGCTGTAGTAGCATAAGTTGCAAAGTTGTTGTCACCATAAAAAGAAATAGCAGTAGTTTGATTAGTAAAAGATATTGTTTCAGGTTGGACAGAGTTTATTTCGTCATAGTCAAACTTTAAACTAAAGTCAAAATTAACTGATCCCACTGGGTCTGTGTAAAGATAAACTTTGTATATTGCTTTTCTAGTTCTAGGATCATTTAAAGGTAAGAAGGGAGAAAGGTATTCAGCTGCAATGTTAGACCCATCAAAACTATTTCCATCTTCCATCTTAAACAAGAAACCAGTATCAGAAGAAAATACAATTACTTCAGCTGAGTCTACAACTTTACTTGAGGCAGCAAAGACTTCCATACCTCTTATCTCAGACCAAGCCATCTCTTCACCACCTTGAGGTGAAAACTGTGTACCAATAATACCTTTAGATGCAGCACCAATGACGTTAGGATTAAAAGCAAACACCCTGTACTGAGATTTAGATCTTACAACTACACTAGAAAAAAGACTAGCAGAGGCAATAAACTTGGTCATAACATCCTGAATAGTCTTAGATACTACGCCTAGTCCAAAGTCCCCTATTCGATCAGTAGCAGAAAGAAGTCTTAATCCATCCTCAGTCAAGAACATGATGTCCCCACCAATCTCTTGGATAGTGTCACCATCAATACAACCAATGTCTAGGGTAATAGATGTTAGTTTAAAGGCGTCTGATCCAGTAGAAGCACTACCTGTTAGCTTAAAGATAGATTTTTCTGTAAAGATTATAAGTTGTTCTCTGAAGACCGACAGTCCAGTAATACTGTCACCAATACGAATACTACCAGCACCATCACCAGCATCAAAGTTTGTATCTAAAGAAGGTGAAGTAAATGTTAATAGATCTAAGTTTGCAAAGAACAAATGTTTTTTAAAAGCAATTACATTAGTTGCACTGATAACATCAGTAGGTGCATCAACTAGTGCTGTAAAAGTACCACCATCAAAAAGGGCAGGTGCATTTACTCCATCAACAATAGCAACCTTTTCAGTGCCTGTAAAGTTATACTCAACAAATCGTGTTCTTAAAGCACCTTCTCTGCTCAAGCTAATAAAAGTAACCACTGCATTGTCTGCAGGGCTTGAAGCTAGGTTAGGGCTAATTGCTATGGTAGAACCACCAGAAGATACTGTGGCTGTCGTAGTAACAGTGTATACTTTATCGATACCTGCTACAGTAAATAGATCTCCTACACGAGGTACTGCAGTCAAGGCATCAACTGCTAGTGTTGCTCCTGTTTGACTTGCACCATTTACAAGTACAGTGCCGTAGGAAGGTACATTTATTTTAGTATAACCTGCACCTGTTGTTTTAAATAGATCACTGTTTAAAGCTACTAGTACACTATCATTAAAGACCTCTACTCCTAAAGTCCTAAAGGTAGAACTGACAGTAACAAACGTAACTGCAGCACCATTAGCAGGGCTTGAGTCTAATGCAGTGGTTAGTGTTAGTGTTGTTCTGTTAGCAGTTGCATCAAAGGCTACACTACCTACTGTATAAGTTCCTGCAATACCCGCAACAGTAAGTGTGTCTCCTGCAGCAGGGGTAGTGTGAGTTGCTGCTATAATAAAAGTTGTGCCAGTCTGACTTGCACCAAAGACAACAGGTGCGCCATAAGGAGGTATAATAAAAGGATCAAACTTAGAGAACCCTAGTATACGTTTATAGCCACCTGTAATAGATGGCTCAAAGTTCTTTAAGGTTGCAGCAGATCCAGGCATGTTAATACCTTGCTGAAGAGGACTTAAGTTTGTAACTAAGCCACCCTTAAACTCTACAGGAAATGATTCTCTATTCGTTGCCATGTATTAGCTGACTCTGCTCTGAGAAGCGAAGGCTCCGATAGTGCTACCCGAAGTAACAGTAGAACGAATGTATTCATACTTATTAATGTAGAGACTACGCATCTGTTTAATACCTTCTTCAAAGTTATTCTTCATAAGGTTAGCTTCTTGTGTCTCTCCTCTAAACATGTACGCAGTGTACATTGCGCCCTCTACTATAATGTATCTAAACTGAATAGGTAAACTAGGTACGTCTGTAGCAGCAGCTAAGTCTGTAGGTAATGTGAAGTAATCAAAAGTTAACTGGTACTGTTTGTCTGGGAATGGGTATAGTAGGAAATTGTTGTCTAGTGTACGTACAATAAACGTAGGTGATCCACCTCCTGAGAATTGTGTTACAACGACATCATCAGCTATAAGGGCAGCTGTTGTACTATTCACACCTCGTGTACAACCTGTGAAAGTATTCCCTGATATACCAGTGTAAGTTATTTGTTCCCCACCTACAAACAGAGTTCCTGTTGCACTAAAACCTGTCGATGACGTAACTGGTATTATTGTTACTGATGCTGATAGTCCACTGGACGCATCAATAGTTGTAGAATTAATTTCATCTTCTTGATTTATGTATTGGTTTTCTATGTATTCGTTGTAAGGAAGGGTGCCTAAGCTAACCCCATCAAAAGTGATTGTAGCATCTTTCTTAAGCCTAGCCGTATTGTAGTCAACGTACTTAGCGTCAGTAGGTATTAAATAACGTGTCACCCCAGGTACAAGTGTAACAGTGCTCGTAGAGTGATTAAAAGGGTAGGCAAATTCATGTTGATTGATGTAACGTATAGCTACATTAATAGAGTCTCTAACCATAGCATATTCACCAACTGCAGAGGTAAAGTTAGTAGCAGTAAGTTCAACCTCGTTAAGTCGTCTATTTACGTCATTAACTAAGCCTAGATAATCATATGCCATTATGTTTCCTTAAGATGTAGCAAAGGGGCCAGCGTTATGCCAGCCCCAAAGTTTAGTCTTTATGCAAGTAGGTCACGATCTACTTCTTGAGCAGTGAAGTCACCAACTTCGCTTACGTCCATCAACATAGCAAATACACGTAGTTTACCAGCAGTAAAGGTTGCCCCTGAACCTGCAATAGTAAGATCTAGTGTTTCATCTGCAGGATTAACAAGAACGCCAGCAGGTGCTACGGATGGTGCATAGACAAGATCTGCTGCTCCATCAATATCAAATGCTGCAACATACTCGTTGTTATCTGCAGCGTTACCAAGAGTTGACGTTGCGTCAGTACCTGAGTTCATAGTAGCGCTTTCCATGACCTGAAAACCAGCCCATAGAATAACGTTTGAAGCAGGTACTGTTAGTGCTTGGATGATGTCTCCAGAAGAGGCGTCAACTGCACTTGCAGTGAGATCGATAGTATTCTCGATCATATAGGGCTTTCTCGAAGGATTACCTGTCCCACGAGTCGGCGCTAAAAATGTAGTAAGAGTAGCCATAAGTTATTTCCTCCCTTAAGCTGCGTTATAACGAGCAGTTACGATTGCTTCTGGACGAAGAATCTTCCTGCCGTATAGGTG